TTAGGTGCTGGCGTCCCCTGCTCTAGTTCCCCAATCAAAACCCGCGCTCACACTGCAGCCAGCCTCCTCTTCCAAACTTGCTGCAGATTCCAGCCAATCATCACGCCGTTTTCGGGTTGTGTTACAGGCATCGAGAATCACCTTCTGATGGCCAGCACCGAATAAAGAAATCACCATGGTGCGAGCAATTGCCCAGACAAACGGCTCAGCCATAGCGACAAACCGTTGGCCATGCAGTGCTAACCGGATCTGATCTGGACAAACAATCGGAGATCCGTAAATTGGAGATGCGTACCGTCTAGTCTGCTGCAACGCCCAGGTTGATTTGCCGCTACAGGGCAAACCGACAGTCAGAATTAGTGTTTGTCCCATGAGTATATCCTCCTATCTTCTTTCAACATCTATCCCTTGAACCGCGCATAGACCGATCCAAGAGGCCGCGACACGGCCACCTGCTGTCCAACTCCCACCGCCCGCGAACTAATAAACTCACCCAACACCCGACCTCCATCCATTAAGGCAACTTCAGCTAACCCATCATCCCGCCAGCCCCGCAGTTCCCCCACCGACTGGAACTGCTGTTGATGGCGACGATAGGTCTGCGCCGCCATCTGATAATGGAACGACTCATTAGCATGTCGTTGTTGCTGCGTTTTGTCAATCAAATTGGTAGTCATAGCTATTTAGGGATAGGGAACACAAACAATATTTTGTAGCGGGTAAAATCCCACTCCCACCGAGCACCCTCCGGTTCGGGCACCGAGACGATCGCGTTGTCGAGTTTTAAGGCCCGACTCCTGGCCTTGCTCGTACGATCCACATCCTCCGGATCGTACGGGGAATCCTCTGGCCTGAAAATCTGCACATCCCAGCGATGCCGCTTATTGAGCAGCGACAACTGCTCAGAGCTATCCGCATTATCAATATCCTCAGAATAGGGTATGACAACCCTCGCTTCATCCGTCCAGTACGTACGCTGAAACGGCACGGCGTTAGCCGGTTCAGTCACAAACGACATGGCATTCCACTGTAATGTCGAGCGTAATCGCTCGAACCCCCAAAAGGCCGGGCCGGACTGAACAGTCCGGAATAGATGTAGGGATGTTTGGAACCTCTGTGCAGCTAGCAAAATGTGTGCATACTCGATCGCCTCACTAATGCCTGGGTCTCTCCAGGTGGTGGTCTGTTTAGTATTGACCGAGACCTTTTCCCAGACGATCTCCTGCTCTCCACCGCCTGTAAACGGCCTGAAGAAGTCATGGTAGACTAAATCGATGACGACCCCAGATTTTACAGGCGTAGCATAAATATTAACCCGCCGATATTGTAAAAAACCCTGGAGTCCAAACGTGTTGTAATCGAGCAACACCGGACTGGCTATCAGTTTTTTCTGACCCAGTCCGAAAAACCAGATATTAATCCGACTCGCATGAGTCGGAAACGGTAGATTTGGCGGATAGGGCCCTTGATAAAAAATTTCGTCAACCTCGACAAATTCCAGATACACGACTCCGATGTGCTCGTTAACCGTATGTCCTGGCAATCGGATCGGCTCCACTGCTCTGGGTGCAGGTCGTGCATCCACAAACCCACCAGACAACTCGATCGCGCTATCCCTGGCGATTGCTCCATTAGTCAGGGAGCGACCTACTGCGATAGGCTCATTTCCCAAAGTCTCCACCAGCAGCCGACCATCCGCCCCGATACCCCGATACAACGCGGGTTTTGGAGCATCATCGCTCTCCAGTTTCGCAGCAGCCACATCCGCATAGTGGCCAGCCTCCGACTGTGCGCGGCGAATCTGTGTCTGTTGAGTCAGGGTCAACTTCACAGACCGCCCCCCCAGTCTCCAAACTGATAAGACGACTCATAGCTAACATCGGCAGACGCGGCATCGCCGATCAGGGTCAACGGTTTCTCATGGACATCCAGAATAAAGCCATCTGCTACAACCAATCGGTACTCATCGGTTGCTGCTACGGCATTCAAATTGATTTGAGTGGAGCCTGTTTCGTCGAATAGCCGAACTGCATCAGGCGACGCGACTTGTACATAATAGCGGGTTAATTCAGCAATCCCGAACCAAGTGGTGGTACCCAGCTCCTGAACAAAAATCACATGCTGACCAGTCGTCAAACCATGGGCAGGCAAGGAGACCTCATTCGCAACAGCGTCTACCGCATCCCCATCAAACACAATTGGAGCCAGAGCACTGCTTCTGGCAATCAGGATCAGACGATTGAACTGAACATCGCCGCCACTGGCTGAGAAACTCAGTAACTGAGAGACCACCTCCCGTTTATTGGTGACATCAAACATGGACGCCAGATCAACAGGTTGCCGGGAAATGTAGGGCAATTCGGTAGCCAATACCTCCAGCGAGGTTGAATCCAGGTTTACTGCCCCTCGACCCAGTGTTGCATAGACAGGCCCCATGCTGCCTTTGATTGCCACTGCAACCTCACCCAAATATTGTTCGCGAACAGAGACCATAAAACATCCTCCTAAATGATTGTTGATCGAGATGCTCGTACCAGAACCGCACCCTTCACCACATCAGTAGATCGGGATGCCCTCACCAGAGTGCGATGTGCTGACATTTCGGGTAGTTGTAGCGGGTAGGGATAGACCGTAGATCGAGATGCCCTCACCAGAGTGCGCCGCGATCTCGAAATGCTCCGCCGCAGTTGGGTAGAACCCACCGACACAGGCACCCCTACCGCGCCCGGATCGTTGACAGCCAGGGTCTGAAACCCCAGATAATCCCCCAAACCTGACAGCACCGCCTCCGTCCGGTTGAAGCCGAATTCGAGCGAATTAGCCCGGTACAGTTTGCGAATACCGTCAACAACGACGGAAAAGTAGAAGTTTGGGCTATACAGACCTTGCAGTAGAGCATCCGGGATATCCCAGGTAAACCGACAACCCCACCGTGCCGCGACCTGGGTGGTGCCCTCGATTGCAGCGATGCGCTGCAACTGCTGCTCAGAGACAGCATAGGGCACTCTGACCGTATGGGGTCGCGGCTCCCCAAACCCAGGCTCGAAATGCGCCTCGGCTTTGAGGAAAACCTCCTCACGCTCAAAAGCTGGCGGTAGCGTATCCGGGGCTGGTGGATTGGCCTGTCCAGAATTGCTGATGGTCACGCGCCGACCGTTTTGGGGGGGATGTACCAGGGCTGTCGCTGCAAACGGATCCTCAACTCCCTCAACCGATGAAGGGTTTGCCTGCGCCACAGGCAGGCGTTCGTCGCGGACGTGTTTGAATTCGTTTTTTCGTAATTCCTGCCAGGTCAGTTCTAGAGACTGACTGGGAACCAATTGCGTCGGATCCACACCTCCATATTCAGCCTCTGGAACGATGTCGCCGATGGGTGACAGTTGCAGCAACCGATCGCGGATCGGTCGATCCCTATGGTCATAAAAAATTTCTTGCTCAGATCGAACAGCATCTATCAGCAGCTTTAGCTGTATAGACTCTGGACTCTGGGCCGCAATCCAGGATGCCAGCGCTGCACCATAGGGTCGTTGTTCGGTTATCGAAACCAAACGTTTTTTACCCCCTGCCGCCGCTGACTCGTAGAGCCAGGTTTCTTCAACAACAGACGATGTGGTGGGTACCAATTCATCGGTATTTTCGATGCCCAAGAGTTCGTAAATAGAGTTGGGAATCACCAGGCCCCGAGGCTGCTGTACGGTAATTCTTCGCGTCCGTCTGCGTCCGGAAATCGTCTCTCGCTCGTCACGACTCTCCAACAGGATGATGCCATTGCCCAGTGCTGGATTAACGACCGACGCCTGCCCATAGCTGCGACTCCGGTCGCGGCGTCGGGTCTGGGTTTTAACCACCTTAACCGCCTGCCCTACGGCTAAAATCCTGTCTTTTGGGACAATTGGCGATTGATTGGGTTCGAACTCTCGTTCGGACTGGCCAACAGTCCTCTCAATGATGGGGACTGGCTCGGTTGCCAGAATCCGCTCTAGCGGCTCCGTTCTGACTGCACCGCTAGCAGACTGCCACAGCGCCGCCAGCCCCCCATAGGCCAGCTGTGCGGCCTGCTGAAGATAACCGCCCTGTTGTTTGGGCAGGGGATAGTCCAGGGGATACAGCAGGATTGGATCGACCAGGGCTGGTACCCCTAGATGCACGAACAGGTTGTTAATAATGGCACTACGAATCAGTGCCGATCCCATCTGCACCCCGTCGTGGGAACCATCGGAATCATCATAATCGGCGGCAGTCAAGGCACAGCCGACCTGTAGCTCGATCCGCCGCGCCTGCCCTGGCGCTGGTGTACCCGGCGACTGGGGCGGCTCCAATAACTGCAGGGCATGGGGAAATGGCCACAATACCCCAGCCGTATCGCTGATGTGCAACTCGATCGGTGTCCCCCGCCGCCACAGGTGAGGATTGAGCAGACTGTCCAAGTCCCATGGTGGGGTAGCCGTATCGACTAATGCGATCGTGCCGCGACATTGAATTAGTCCCGATCCCTCTGCTAGCCGCGAGATCGAGAGTAGAATCGTATCGATCTGTTCTGACCAATCGGCCCCACCGATTTTAAGGATGTTGTGTCGTGCAGTTAGATCGAGAGTCATGGCAGCACCCTATCCGTTTCTTGGAGAATGAACTGAGCAGCCCACGAATAGTCTCGTTCGTCGATTCGCAGTTTGCCGACGAAGTGGGCATTGAACAGGGCCGGGTAAGCGATCTGGCTGGCGGGTAAGCTCCACTCGCTACCGCCAGACGCAATCCCTCGACTGCGCGGCGTATCCTCGATTAGGGGACGGTTGCGATCGACTACCAACACGTTTGGGTGTGGGCGGGTGTCCTGGAATTTGGTGTAGATCTGATCCAGTGCCAGAACCTCTTCAGCCACCGTAAAGGCAGCATCGATTTCCCAGACAAATTTCCAGGGATATAGAGGGCCGGTACTGACACTGCTGCCCGCTGCAGAATACTGCAGGCTGGCCACCTCGATCGGTTGCCGCACATAGCTGCTGGTGCGGAAATCGACGCAGGTCACTGACAGGCCACCCAGTTGCAACTGGATCGAGCCATCTATCCCTGGAACTACAGCAGCATAGTTCACAGCCGTGCCCTCCTCACCGACTGTTGCTTCAGCGTGGACAGGATCTCTCCCAAATTGCCCACCGCGTTAGAGTCCTGTATCGTCACGCTACGCGGGCTACGCAATGACTCACCAATCGTATCCCGAATCTCTGCCAACAGTTTTTCCTGTTCCCCACCCCGAGCCGTTTGTAGCCGGGGAACCAGTGCCGACACCTGAAACGACTGCAGCCCCTGCAACTGCTGCAAGAGGCCAGAAACCTCCTCAAATCCATTCAGATTGAGCCGCCTTAAAAAAGAGATATTATCCTGCAAGCCGCGCTGCAAGCCTACGGCTAGCAGATTGAGGCCCCGATCGCCACCCCGCCGTGCCGCATCGTTGAACGCTGCATTGGACAAACGGAAATCTGCCTGCGTTTTCGAATTTGTCAGTTCGACTCGTTCGCTAATAACACGCCTGTCCTCCTGCGATCGTGCCGACGACCGATTCGATTTGGCTTCCGCCTGTTGTTTGGTGCGTAGCTGTTTCGTACCCTCATCGCTAATCTGACGTTCAATCGCCAGCTCAGCCTGTTTTGCCCGCGAAACCGTCTCCTGAATTTTGACGTTTTGTTGTGCGAGATCAATATCCTGTCTCCTTAAATCTAGCTGGGTCTGCAGCTGTTCGAGCTGCCGTTGCGATTCGCCTGCTAGCTGCGCCTCTGCCAGGGTCTGGGCAGTCTGCGACTCTGCCAGCTGTGCGGCCACCAGTTGCCGCTGGGACTCAATTTTGGCGATCTGGGTCTCAACCGTTAGCTGCGCCGACTGGGCCGCCAGTCGCTCTTGTTCATGCTCGATCTGCAGCTCGATTTGTTCGGATCGCAGTCGTTCGGCCTGCTGGCTGCGACCCGCCGCCTCAGCCTGCTGCAGTTGCGTGTCCAGGCGAGCCTGTTCCAGGCGCTGTTGGGCCTGCTGTACCCCAACCAGCGCCTGCAATTGGGTTAGTTGACCGCTGAGTCCCGACGCGCGGCCTCCCAGGGCACCGGACTGTTGCTCTAGCTGATTTTGCAGCGGTGAAAACTGCTGTTGGACTAGCTCCTGCCCTCTCTGGCGTTGCAATTCCAGCCGTTTGCGTTCTTGCTCGATTCGCAACCTGTCGATTTGCTCGGCGAGTCTTAATTCCTTGTCGGCGGCATCTTGAGTCGAAACTAGCCGCTGCTGTTGTAGCTGCTGCAGTTTGGCCAGCTCTGTTTGTTTCTGGGCGATCAGCTGCTCAGAGGATCTGAAGCGGGCCTGCTGTATCTGCTGCTGTATCTGTTCCTCACTCTGTAATTCCAGAGCGCCGCGTCGCCGGATAGCTAGAATCTGACCATCCAGGGAACGATTCAGCGCCGCCTCGGTTTTGCGATTTTCACCCTCGAAAGTTTTCAGCGCCTCACGGCTGGCATCGGCCTGGGCCTTAGCCTGGGCCTGGGCAATTTCTTCAGCAGATTTCACCCGCTGCTGGGCAATTTTCTGGCTAGTTTTTTCCTGCTCATCAGCAGCGCGGGAACGTTGCCGCGCCAGTTCCTGCACTGCCTTCTCTTCAGTTTTCGCGGCTTGCTCGATCGCTTTTGCCGCGCCGCCGCCGCCAGAGTCACGCTCTGGCTGTGCGCCAAAATTAGCTAGCCGTTTACCAACGTCGCCTGCGAAAAACACTCCCGGCCCTGCAAACGGTACCTGAGCAAGGTTGCGTAGCTGCGGCGGCAAATTGTTGGCGAATCCTTCGATGCGGCTAACAACGCCACCAATCAGGCTGGCCAGTTTGATTAACCCGGCAACGGCGTCAATCACCTGCGTCAAAAAATCCGCCATACCGCTCGCCATCTCGGCGATCAGTTGGGGATTTTCCCGCAAGAATTCAGTCAGCGAACGTAGACCTGCAGCCACCTGTCCCAGGGCAACATCGGCGACTTCAGCCAGGGCCTGACCCAGTGCCTCGGCCAACTCTGGGTTACCTTCCAGGGTCGTCTTGAGTTCAGCGCTGGCCGCTGCCAGCAGATCCAGGTTTTTAGACTGCGTCCCTGCTGTTACCAGGGCATCGCTCAACAGGTTGACACCCCCGGCCAGAGCTGGGTCGATCGCTCTACCGATCGCGACCTGTGCCCTGCCAATGCGTTCTTGCAGGGTATCGTAGGCTCCGACCAATCCTTGAGCCGCTGCCCTGGCTAGCCCATCGTATCTCTTCTCAAGGGTGGCAACCAGCGCGTCCTGGGCCTCAAACAGCCGCCCCTGTTCGGCCAGTCCCTTAATCAGTCTTTCGTTCTCGGCATCCAAGCCACCAACTGCCCTGGACAGCCGACCCAGGTTTTTGACGGGATCGTCGAGGGCTCTACCCAACAGTCTGATATTTTGTTCCGCGTTGCCAGACACCTCGCTGATGTCGAGTGCCAGTTCTGGCGCGGCCCGGAATGCCCGACGCGAGATGTTCTCGAACGCGAGCAGCGACCGGCCCATGCCAATAACCTGATCGCGGTTACTGAGGGTTGCCTCTCCCAGGGCAATACCCATCTCGTCCAGTTCGCTCGCTGTAATTTGAGCCGTATCACCAGCCAGCGCAACCTGTTGGTCGACGACTCGCATAGCGCGGGCATGGCTATTAGCCGCCTCTGCAGCCTTGCCCAGACTGTCTATGGCTGCCGACCCTAACCGCTGTAGACCATCAATCGCAAAATCCAGCAGGCGCTGACCAATGCCCTGAGCGATGCCCTGCATCAGTGAATTACCCTGCCGCTCCAGCGCCCCTAGTTCATCGCGGGCACGGCTCGTGTCTATATCAACATCGATGCCGATGTCTTTGAAGGAAGATTTGATTTTGCGGGCAGACGCCTCGGCATCCGCGCCCAGCTGTTCGCGGGCGATCCGAAGTTTTATTTCTACCGTGTTGCCGCGCATTTATCTATCGTGCCGCTGCTTCGATCAGTTTGAAGTTTGCTACTGCGACGACCCAAGTCGGCAGCTGGGCCGTCCTGTACTCGTGCAAGAATTGTCGGGCCGTCGCTGGCTCGATCCGCGCTTTTGCCTGCTGCTCAAACAATTGGGCATTAGCTGGGTTGAACCAATCCGGATCCGGATCCTTGACACCCCCCATCAGACAGATTGCTACCCCCACAGTTGCCAGGGGAGCGGCCTGTCGCGCCTCTATTCGGAGGTCTTCCTGGAGCGCTTCGAGGATTTCGGCACGGCTGCAGTCGAGGAAGTTGCTGAAGGATCGGAAGCGGTCGTCGCCGGGGAATCGGGCTGCAAGGCGGTAGTAGGCGATTCGCTGGAAATCTCTGAGGTCGTGTTCGTATCTGACCCAATCGACTTTCCCTCGTCATCAGGTTTTCCAAACAGAATTTCCTGTATGGTAGCCTGCCACGCCGTTTGCACTTGGGGTGGCAGATCCTGATACTCAGGTAGTGGATCTCCGGTTACGGCGCTTTTCCCGCCCATCTCTCGACAATAGGCGTTGTAGCCGCGCTCGGCTAACCTGGCTACCTCAACCCCATCTTCTTTTTGCCAGTTCCATCGCTCGTTTAGGAGGAAATTGGCCAACTCGAAAATCAGATCGCGAGCAATATCCAAATCCTTGATTTTGTTCTGACAGAATTCCCGACGTTCCTTGGCCTCTTCATCTGGCATCTCTGGCAATGTGCGACAGACTAAGAGGGCTGCTAGAGCGCAGTTGACGTCGAAAACCTTATTCCCATCCCCTGCAGCCTTGGCCTCTTCATACGCTCTAACCAACGGGATAATCGCTCGTTCTTCCTTTTCGGAGACAAAGCCGCGCTTGACGACGGCGATTTTGCCAACATTATCGTTCCCAACTTCAACCAATTCGCCAGGTACAGAAGTGAACAAACTCATTTTGCTATCTCCAGTGTTATTTGAGAAAGTTGACGTTCATTCCCGAACTTGGGAATGATGACTTCGATCGGACAACTATCGGGCCGCTCTTTCAGCTGAACCTGTTGACCAGGCCGCACTTGTTGTCTATCTATAAACAACAGCCCCACCCACAAACGATCGTCCGGTAACCGCTTGCAGCGGCAGGCATAGACACCAGCACCTCTCATCGACGGCAACATCATCAGACTGGTATCGGATGAATGATGCGGACAGCCCCTTGCCAGCCCCACGACAGATCGTCAGAGATCTTGCCCGATTGGGGGGCAGTCCGAGTTTGCTGAGAGAGTAGGGCGCGGCCCATATGCACCAGCCCCTGTCTGTAGCTATCGTTGGGTGGTGGTTCCATCCGTACAACCCAGATATATCGGCCCAGTTCAGCGGCGACATGGGCAGTATGGCTCCCGGCATTGTAATAGTAGGCAATGCCAGAGGCCGCGCCATCTTTGTTACCGCCAGTTGGCACAGCATCTCGGCCCAACCCTGTGTTGAAAGTTTTGGTCTCCTCATTTTGGTAGGTGGGCGTGATGTCGGCATTGGAGCGATCCCATAAATACGCAATTGCACAGGCTTTTGCACCTGCAGGAATCGTCTCCGGTATCCCCTCACCAGGAACTGAACCCAGGATGGCATTTAGCCCCCCCACGGTTAACTGGTTCGTGCCAGCCAGAGCCTTTTGAGTCAGCACGCTTATGAACTCGAACCCCTCCACAGTCACCCAACGATGTACCTGTCCAATCTGGATGTCCTGGCTCAGGTTAGCAGCAAGGGTGATCGTCGTGCTGCCCTGAGCCACATCTGCTGCACCAACCTCCAGCGTTTGTACCTGCAAGAGACCAGAGGGATCGGTGACGACCGGCGATGTCTGCTGACGCGGAGCCATCGCAGCAATATAAACCTGCACCTCCCATCCTGGAGTGGCTTCATGCTGTACAACCAGGTTCTGCTCTGGCATTAAAAATAAGTTTGCCATACCCTACCTCTCTTGATATTGGACGCGCTCGAAGGCTAACGTCATCAGATAAACCCACTTCCCATCGTCTAGTTCGGTGAACTGCGTCCCTCGCCAGAAGCACTTACCCTCCAGGGGCTGGAACCCCGTTAACAAACGACGAGTTTCAATCAGAACAGGATACGCCTCCTGTGGGCCTCGTGCGTCGTGGAACTCCAACACAAACCGAAACTGCACCTCCTCATCCTGGGTCAGGGTTTGCTGCAGGAGTGGTTCTGAAAACGTAGACCCGGCATAATAACCGTGCAACCGCATCCGATATGCAGCTGCACCGATCGGGGTCTGCTCTACCTGACACCCCAGATCCCTCAGCGGAGCCAGACGGTCGTGTAGGGCGTCTGATGCCTGTTGAATCCAATTTTCGGCCATCAGTACCCCCTCAGCGTCGTGGCGCTGAAAATTCGGCCTGGGGAATGATACGCAGGCATCCCCACCCCCTGGACAGCCTCCTGCTCTGGCTCCGGTACATCCAAAACGGCACGACCGAGCGAAACATCGCGCAGCCAATTCAGCGTGTCCTCATACCGCTGACGCACATCATCGCTGGGATCGAAGCTGCTCAGCCGATAGCGGGCAATATTGAGGCAGTGGGGTATTAGCTCTGACGGCACTGTGGCAAAGGGCAAGTTGTAACGCCCTCGCAAATAGGGGTCGATCTCTCGACTGGCTGATTCCAGTGCCTTATCCAGCACTGTGATGTTAACCTGTGTCGCGGTCGGATTGTCCAAATTCGAAAGCGCCACAGCTTCTGTATCTGTGAACGCTTCCCTAAAATCTTCAATAGTGGCGTACTGAATCACAGCCACACCTCCAGACCATCCACGATCTCAGCCCATTGGTCATCGGTGAGACCAACAACCTGTCGCGCCGCTGGCAGGCTCTCAAATGGCCGCGCTTTCATCAGGTCGCGGGCTTTGACATCACCAATATATTTCAAGCCCTTCAGCTGCTCTAGCGTTGCTGTGTTGAGATTCAACCTGACAGGATCATCGGGAGTGTCGTCGATTGGGTCGGGTTCCAGGAGACGACTCAGTACTCTGGCCTCATCTGCCGTCAACTCCACTGTGTCGCCAGGGCCGTAGGTCTGACCTTTCAATAGCAGGGTATTCGCATTCCGCGTCAGTCTCCAGAGCATGGATCCCCCCTACGAAAACGCATTTTCGATGAATGCACCAGCAAATGGAGCAATCACCAACTCTCTGACAGCTTCACCTGCCCGAACATTTCGACCGCCCCGCATCCCAATATTTCCATCCTCGATCGTCCCTGCGATCTGCTGACCGAATTGGGCAGTCAACATAAACGTTGCCTCTCCCTGAGTCAGAGCGCCTAGAGGCGAACGATAATGAAAGGCGATATGGTTGCCCCATAGTCTCTGGATATCGACAGGTTGGCCCTTGAGCGCCATGTTTCCTCTGGCCTCACCGACCAGGATCTCATCCACCTCCAGCCAGTCCGCAACGTCCTGGATCGTAAGATTTTTCGTGTCCCCAACCTGTCCCCGAATGTCGGCAATAACCTTGGGATTGCGGCGGAATTTAGTCCAACCAGATCGACCAAAAATCGCCAGATTGGGTCGGACTAGGCATTTATCCAGTAGCGGTAGGATAACCCCACCAGGGTCGGAATTCGTGTAGTCGTCAAATTGGTCTGTTGAACTACCCAACGTCACCACGTAGTCAGACACATACGATGCTGCGTTGAATGCGATGTCGGCAACCCGCTTCTCCCGATTAAGTTTGACTGTGTTCATGGTGAGCATCACAGCCTGTGCCATCGGATCCTGACCCTCAGCCGCGTTCTCAACGTCAGAATTCGGCACTGGCGAATCGAGGGCGTGGTCGGTGGTCGTGGCCTCTTTCCGTGTCGTTGTATATTCGATTTTGTTCGGTGCTGACGTGCGTCCTACTGTGTCATCAACCAGGTTGAACGCCTGAGCAACGTCATATTCATCCCAGTCGAACAGTTCCCGCTTCACGGGTCGTCGGGGTGATACACCGTCAGCGATCATTTTGCCATTTTTGTATGCAATAGCAATTGCCGTATAATCCGGAACTACTTGAAACGGCATGATATCAACCTCCTACAGTTGCCCGGGGGCAATGATATATGGGATAACGGCACCTGCAGGCCCAGCAGTTTCCGCAAACCCGATAATCCGGTCGCCAGCCACGGCCAAAACACCCTGACCGTTGACGTCAGAGGTAATCGGGTCGCCAGCAGCAACCGTCCCGCCTAGTTGCACCTCAGAGACGCCAACACGGGCAACCTCACAGGTCATACCCGGCTGACCCCCCAAAATGTTAATCGCTCCGATGAGCGGATCGGTCGGTGCAGTCGCCTTGACGACCTCATTCCCTGCCAACCCTGGCTTCACAATCAGGTATGGATCGATCGCTTCTGCTGCCGTATAAGCTTTGTTCAGCAAATCGTTTTTCACGCCTGCGCCTCCCGTTTTCTCAGAATCGATAGCGCCTCAGCCACATCGCTAGCCTCGCCTTTTTCAACCAGCTCGACCAGTTGTTTGGCTCTGGCATCAGGATCGGAGGCAGGAGGATCCGGTACGTCATCACCTGGGGCAACCTCGTTAAAGTTGACGATGCCCTTCGGCAAATCGCCGAGCAGTTTCTGCCACCCCTGACGTGGGGACAGCTGCACCGTCTTGCCGTCAGCCTCAGCAAAATCGACTGTGACCTCAGTCCCATTCGGGGTCGCCATCAAACAATCCACTACCCGCGATTTAAACGCGGGTGGGATCCGCAGATCGTTCGGATTGCTAGGATTGCACAACCCCTCAGCAAAAGAGACTATATCGCGGCGATCGGCTTCTGCCTCTCGCTCCGCTAATTGCTGTTCACGTTCAGATAACGTTTTTTCTCGTTCAGATAAATCCACTGTACTGTTCCATTTTGATTGACTGTCCTTTCGTTGAGTAGGGGATGTCTCCAGGCTGGGATCCCAGCCTGGAGAGGGCCCATTTTCAACGTCGTTCCGTTTTGTTGAAAATTCTTGTTCCGACAATTCAACAATGACGATACCTTCTTCGGTGGAATCATTAAAGTTGATGGGATTCAAGCCTTTGATTGCGGGTGGCTGTGCGCCCAACACTGCAAGATGCCTGAAATAGCATTGTCCGGGTGCAGGGTTGTTGGGGTGACCCGGCATGTAGAAACTAGCGCTGACTTTTTTGTAGCGACCTGCCTGCATTAGCTCGGCGAAATCTGCATCGATCTGTCGGGGGGATGCCTGGAGGGTAGAGCCATTTAGAGATAGCGCCTCAATCCACCCATAGGCAGGCTCGTTGTCTCTGGGATGACCGATTACGATCGGGGCCTCATGCAGCGTCGGATCGTAGGATTCAACGGCTTCCTGCAGCTGAACCAGGCCGATTCCTGCGGCTTTTGAAACCTTATTTACCCTACAGATCTGCCACCATTTCGTCATCGCCGTTCTACCTAAAATTGGTGTCGTTGAATCTAACTTACCAGGCGCGATCCGAGTTTTCAGACCAGACGCTAAACAATTCCAGCGTACATCCCAAACCCGCCGATCCTAGATAGGACGTTTAAGCTCTTGGCCTCCAGAACTCAACTACGATCTGACCCATCTCCTGAATCTCCTGGTCATTGAATCCCAGGTAAGGCCGCGCCGGGATCTCATGCTCGCTGGCTCCAATCGTCGCCTCTTGGACAAAATTGCTTTTGCCCTTTTTCACGAACTGGCGACCGGGTCGGCCCGTCCGCTTATCGATTTTGAAAAACAAGTTGGCCTTACGAGCCCTGCGTTTCACCCGACCGCCGAACTGGTGGATCGCAGCATAGGGTCTGTTCGTACCCCACACCACACCATCTCGATCGACCCGGTAAACGATCGTCCGCCGTAGGTCGCCATCCTGCTGCAGGATTTTCAACCGTTTCCCGCGCCGCGCCTTGGTTTTAACGGTGGAACGTGCTAGAGGTCGCCATGGCTGACCCTGCGGATCGGTCTGAGTTTTAAATCGGCGATCGATGCGAGTCAGACCATACTCGCCAATATTTTTCAGAGCAGCCGATAGGTTCTGACCCTGCAGCGGCGCGAAAAATGCCGTCAGTTGGGCGCTGTCGATTTCTGCTGTGATTGCTGCCCCTGCCATCAGCTCAATCCCCGCTGCTCCATATCCGACTGAAACTGTTGCCGGATCCCATCCGGTAACCGTGCCATCACGTCATCCAATACCTCGCGCCGCTGTTCCAGCCGCGAACGTCCAGGACTATTGGCAAACGCAGGCGATGCCTCGTACCTGGCCAACGCTTTGCGGCCATCCGGCCCGGTGACTTCAACTGTTGAGCCGATCTCTGGTGCGGTATCCGGCCCCGACTTGCCGAGCCGTGCCAGATCGCGATCAGACAGCGACACCACTCGACAGCCACAACCCCAATCCGTTGGCGGGTACATCGTGTCCCAGAAGGGATCGTCTGCCGCAAACACCTGGCCGTCCAGGGCTAGATGCTCTGGGCGGGCGTGGGGAGCATCGCTATGCACCCATTGCAGATAGGGACGGCTGGCCAGCACATCCGGATCGTGTTGTTGTTCCCATCGGCCCGCCGCGTAGGCGGTAGCCAGGTTGGTGCCGTAGATCGTGTTTGCCCGCCAATCCCGCCCCCCTTTGAAATTCCAACCATGGTTGGTCGCAATCTGTTCAAAATTTTTGGTGAATTCTTCACGGGTAATCGCCTCCCCACCCTCTCCATCGCCGCCTATGGCGCGTTCCACCTCGGCCCGCAGATCGGCCAGCAACTGGGCTTTGGCCGCGCCTGCGACCACAAACGCCCAGTCATGTTCCTCTGCCAGCATATCGTCCCAACGTTCGGTCGGGACATTCGCTTTGCCGCGAAGGAATTCGATCGCCTGAGCGAACCCCAGAGTACGGTATTGAGCATCCATCACTCACCCTCCTGTACCTCATACCAGCCTGCTGCTCGGGTTGCCACCAGGGCCTGCTGCATCACCTCAGCAAATTGTTCTGAGTCCAGATCGGGGTAGAGCCGATCCAATCGCTCAACAAATTCCGATAGCGATTTAGAGTCTCGTAACTCAGCACGAACCCGATCCAGCCAGCCCTGAATCTGCGGCCCTAGCTGCCGCTGCAGGCGACGGCGATAAACCTCTGCCGTCGATTCCTCCTGCTCTGCAAAATTGGCAAAATCCGGTAGCTGAAACCCGATTTTGGGCGGTGCATTAACCTCGCCTCCCAGAATCGCCGCCGCATCGCCAGGGGACATATCAGGAAATGCAAGGCGCAGGATCCCCTCAGCCGCCGATGGCGATAATGACCCTGCTGCCACCGCCTTAGCCAGATCCACCAGGTCTCTGATGGAACTGGGATGGATGAATGCAGCGCCGTCCTCGCTGAAATTGATGCCTATGCCCCTGGGAGTAGCGGGCTGTGGCTCCACTGCCTCGTAGCCCTCGCCGTACTCTGCTTGCATCGACTCTGGAGTGCGACGATATCCCATATCAAACAAAATTTTGTCCTTCTCTGCCTGTGCCTTTAGGTTGGTCTCAGCCACACGATGGCTGACTTTCGGGCAGGCTGCCCCCGGATAGTTCAGGGCGCATAGAGGGCTAACGACTCTATCGATGAAGGATTCGTCAATCAATCGACTATCCGCCTGCACCAGATCCTGGCGTACGCTGAGATGAACCTTAGATTGAGATAGGGACGCCCCCGCATCCGTAGTCAGGGTTTGCCCCACAGTGACCTTGCTGATAGCCAGATCCATGCGGGTTGCCAGCGCATCATAATCGGCAGTGCCGTTCCGCGCTGCCTCCAACAGCTCAACCATCATGCCTTCAGGGATGATAATTCCAGCATCGGTCTGGATGGCTGCCAATGCCTCCAACAGTTTAGCCCGTTCCGGATCGGTCGCATTTCGGTCGTACTTGCCGACAGCAGTGGGCTGGCCAAATTTCTCCAAAAAAGTAAGCCAGAACTTGATGTCGTTGCGCTTGAAAAACGTTGGCCAGTATAGGGCCGACCCAAACCCAGAGCCAAATGGGTCGTCATCGTTATCCCCGCCGACCGTGGTGACCCAGAATTTATTCGGGTACATCTCCTCAACTGGTTCCCCCTGCCAGTTGGAGCGAGTCCGCAACCGCAGCCGCCCCTGTTGATCGAACGTAAACCGTCGCGGCTTCTTGGTTTTGATGTTGTCTGCAAACACATGTCGGCCATCGTTCGCGAACAATAGCTCGGCAACAGAAAACCCGTACAACCGGCAGAATAATTTTTTGTCAACCAGGTTAGCCCATCGCAAATGATCGATTTGCTCGCGGATAAAGTCCGCCGCCATTCGATCGATTTTGCGTTTCCCTCCAGGGGTTACCTCGGTTTCGCGGGAAGTTAGCGCCAGCCGCCGCTGTTCAAATGTTGAAGCGACTTGAGGATCCTCTAGCAATTTTTCGTAGATGCGATAGTCATATCCCTTGTATCGCAGGATCCGATCCTGGGGATAGCGAATCTCCCCAATCCAGTCCGCTGTGATGTCTCTGCCATCGCGACTGGTGGCAATCTCCCGATTCAGGAGAGGCCGCTTAATTGGTTCGCCACGGTGGTTTAGGAGCATGTTATTTACCGGATTCCGAACTGATCGCGCAGTGTCTCCCACTCTGTAATCTCATCCGCGCTAAGCGGACTGCCTGCCGCCGCCAGTTCCGCGATCAGGTCAGCCTGATACGTATCGATCGCTTGCAAGTCGCCTGTTGTGGTCAGAGCAGAGGTCAAAAAATTAAGCGGCTGGGCTACGGCCACAACTGTCTTCGACATGTTGTATGCCGTAGTGAACACAGGTGACTGCTTTGCCGCTGCCAGGAACCCTGCAAAATCTGCGACAGGCCCTGACGGTTCAGCAGCATCGGGCTGTTGCATAGTTGCCCACGCCTCCACAATCTGCGGCAGGTGCTGCAACACCAGATCGCGCCCTGTCCAGTCAGGCAACGCCGCCCGCTGGTTCCCCGTGGCGTCAACCTGGTAATGACGACTGGGTGTCCAGTATTCCTGGACTCCTGGTTCTGGCCAGTTTAATGGGGCCAGGGCAGGGATCTCCTGCAGGATTGCCACCAGAGACGCTAGCGGCAGCGTTACCGAAAGGTCTTCGCTAACCAGCACACAGGTGCTGTCGCTGGAGACCACTAATACGATCATGCCTGTACCCCCATTGAGACAACTTGCGAGGCGACGAAATAGGGCGGTCTATTTTCGTGCGGCAATCCTCCACCCGCTACATTTGTGCTGGTTGCCTGTCCAGCAAACGGTGATGTACCTCGGAGGCTATACGGCCCAGCATGGGTAATAGCCCCGGAATTGGGGATGCTGTGGCTGTGAGGTGGGATCTCGGCCTCCGTCAAAGTGACCTGCTCAATACCGCCTGTCCCGCCGACAGGGTATACCTCCAATCCATTGCTAGTGTCTGGATTTGCGGCCACTAGCACCCGTCCTCCTGGATCGGGTAACTGCAGCAATTTACCTGCGGCCCAATCGGTAGCGGCACTGGCACCGCGCCCACCGACAATGTTGTAGTGCAGCCACCAGAGCAGATACAACTGCTGGAATCGATCGTCAGCGATATCGGCACCTGCTGCACCATCAGGCCCAACCCGGCTTCCGTCCGGAACCACATACAACCAGCCATTCCAAGCAAACGGGTTTGTGGTAACAGGTAGCGAGTACCAGACCATTTCGCCGATCGGATGAGGGGCTGTTGCCGAGCCGCCGCCCATGACTGACCCTAACCGCGCCATCAGGCCCACTCGCAGCAGGTCGGGCCGCTGCATCAAATCCGCTGGAGCCGTGCCCAGCAGCGTCACCAGTTCATTGTTAATGTCTGCTTGGGTTGGCATAGTCCCTCCTGCCAGTTCCACCAATCGGATCAGTTGCCCTAGCTCTAATAGATCAGGCCGCTGCATCAAATCCGCTGGAGCCGTGCCCAGCAGCGCTGTTAGGTTCGCTAACACCTCGGACTGCAACATCAGTTCCACCCCCGCCAATCAATGCTCCTACCCACCGAGCCAAACCCGGCCCCATTCCCATTACGGAATTCCGTAATGGGATCTCGATCGTCAGCAAATGATTGCAGGCTCGCACGGGGTTGTCCCAGGGCCTGGAACTCGATCGGCGATCCCTCCTGGCAACTTGCATACCACATCAGCAGGCCAGCCACGGCACCATCTCCATGCCGCTTCTCGCCATCCGCACCCTTGATTTTCGTCTCTGGCAATTTTGGGATGCCACTAATTTGCTCTACCAAACGGTGGTCGGCTTTCAAATCGGCATCAGCAGGCAGAACGACTTTTCCATCTTGCAGGCCAGTTTTGTAACGGGGGAACCACTCTCCATAAAAAGGATTTGATAACGCGATCTGAGAAATATAAGCGATGCCACATTTCTGCATTGCCCGCTCTGCCTGGTATTGCCCATTCCCACGGGAGTCTAAAGCCCCGTGGGTGAACCGTGGCAGACCATCAATCAGCGCAAACAGCACCTGCTCTTGTTGCTGGAACGGCACGTTGCGTAACTCCAACCCAAAGGGGCAGAAGCGCCGTAGATCGGGAAGCTCTTGAGCGGGCAGGATATAGGATAGATCGCCAGAGCGAGCAAAGTCCTGTCCGAAAAAGCTGCGTAGATTTGGGTTCAGCTGCAATAGTAATGGATGCAGCCATTCCTCGATCCAAGCTTGTGTGGTCAGCTGGCGGCGGCGGTCGGGCAGTGTAGCAAACTCATCCTCGTAGGACAAACGCAACACTGGCAATCCCTGCTCCATGCAGCTCTCGATCAAAACGCCAGATAAATAAGCCCCGCCACTCTTTTTGGGAATGCACAGCAGTTCTTCCTCGGCATCCTCACCGAATAAATTAAAGATTTCCTGCCGCCAGATTGCTTCTGCCTCCAAACTCCAGGGCCGCTTCCAATGCAAGCACATCCGCCGATACAACCCCTCTGCTAGTGCATTTTCGAAGGTGATGAAGTGCCGCGAATAAGGTAGTTTGCCTTCCAGAACTTCTTGCTCAAGATCGTAGTAGGCATTGTCCATGCCGTTGTATGTCGTGATGATATTGATCCGACCGCCCCATATCATCAGAGCTTTGGCCGCTTTCAGCAGTGCGAATAGGTCGTCATGGAACGCTGCCTCATCAATCACCACCCGCCCCTGGCGACTGCGAAAATTGCGCGGACTGCTACTCAGAGCTTCAATTCGATGGCCGGAATTAAAATATATTCGAAAGATGAGGATACTTTTTGACTCATCCCCATCTCGAAAGATTTCTTCGGATTCATCGATTTCAGATGCAGTCAGTTGATATGCCTTTGCCCAATCAGCAGCATCTGAGATAAAGCCGCGCGCCATGTCTTTATCGTACCCGATGTAGTAGGTACTTTCTCCCTCTCGTTCGGCAGCACTCAAGGCACAATCACTCGCCTCGGCCCAGGACAAACCAATGCGGCGTGACTTAGTGCATAACTTCACCTTGCTGCGATCGGCAATCCATCGCTGCTGATAGGGCAACAGCAAACCAGGCACGTCTTCGGGTGCCAGGGTGGAGGCTCTCAGGGTAAACCGATCGTTCATAGTGGGATCCCTAAAATCTCTGCACGGATGCTAGCAGCCAATTCTGGCGATAAACCTTTTTGCCCCTGCAACTGCCGATCGACTGCCGCTGCTGCTGCTGCCGCCCTTTCTCGTATTTCTTGCTGATATTTTCGGTTCGATAGATCTGCTCGCGACACATCTGCAGCGGCCCGCGCTAACCGACTCAGCACGGAACCGCTTAATTCATCCTGGGATAGACCCACAACCGCGCTAAAAATTTTGGACTGCATCAGCCGCAGAAGGGACTCTGCCATCACGCCCTCATCGTCGGGACTGGATTGGACAATCGCTTGGGCCTGTTTCGTCGCGATATGGAGGCCCTCAAGACTACTCTGGAAATCCGATCCATAACGATGCAGTGACGATTTCGAAATTTTATAGCCTTGCGATTCCAGCCATTCTGCCAACCCAACGTAGTTGGAAAAGGCCGATCCCACCAGGCGATCTTCCAACTGTTCCCGAACATCTTCAGGCAGGCCCAAAACCGCCGATCGTCTTACCACAACCTAACCTCCACGCGCAGGCCGCTGGATTCCGACCGGGCAATCAACCGCATATTCCACTACATCAGTTCCAGCTGCGAGGATATAACCGCAATAGGAGCCGTCTTCATGTTTTCTCAACTCGATCAGTTTTTTGCCATCCAGGTATTCGAGATATTTTCGGACGTCCTGCAGCGAGCAACTCGTATCGACCGACTGCAAAACCCTCACCAGCAGGGCATCGGCAACCCCTGTTGTACGTCCAACATCCACCGCCTGTAGAGTATGCCAGCGGTTTTGTTCCCGACGCGCGGTCTCCAATATCTGGGCAGCAACCACTTCATCCATTCCTCATACCCTCAAACAAACGATCGATCTTGGTATTCAAGCCCTTGAGATCGCCTCCAACTTGTAGCGAGAGGTGATCGATTTTAGTATTGAGCGTCGCGATTTCGCGAATGAAATCTTCCTTGGGAACGTAATTTTCTGCCATATGAGTTTTGATCTGAGAAACCGTGTGGGCTAAATCGTTCAGTTCTCTATCGATTCGATCGAGTCTTACATCGTCTCTCTGCTGCTGATAATTTTTCGCAGCGATTAGCTGACGTACCAACAGGGCCAGCCAGGTCATCAACGCAGAGGCAATTAATCCAACAATCGTTTCAACGCTCACCGCACAAGACACAAGGGGGTACGCCTTGATTATTGCCCGCGACCCCGCCGTTCTCAGACCAGACGCTAAACAGTTTTTTGTGCCACCTGGCAGATCCGCCCCGGACTAACCCGATACTGCTCTACCAGTTCAACAACGGAGCAACGTAAATAATCGCGTCGAATCTGCGCGTCGCGCTGCCGCCGCTGCCGCCGCTGTGCCAGTGTTTCGCGGCTGCATACTCGCACATACTGACCCGGCAACAGTAACCGGATCCGCTCCGCCATATCTGTTCCCACAGCTTCTACCAACCGTATGGACACCCGTCGCTCTGGAGTGCAATATAGCCGCCGCTCCCTTGATGTCGTCGCCGTGCCGATGGTATCGCACAACTGCAGTGCCACATCAACACCAATCACATCAGCAATCAGGCGCAGGTTGCCGCGAAAATCCTGCACCTCATAACTATCAGGCTGCTGTGGTTTCGTCTGCTGCGACCTGTTCTTCTGCTGTGGTTTCGTCTGCTGCGGTTTCATCTACTGCGACCTGTTCTTCTGCTGCGGTCTTCTTTTCCTGATACTGCACCAGTTCCTCCAACTGGCGTTTAAAATCTACCAATTGATACTCGGTGAGCTGCTGTGTTGAGGTTTTGCCGCCGAAACGGTTGGACATCAGCGTATCGAACTGTTTGTCTGTCCATCCCACATCTCTCAGCTGTTTGCGATATACGCCAATCGCGGCCAATGTATCGGCGTGGTCTGTGACATCATATTTCGTACCACCTTCACGAAACTGATCGAGCCATTGTTTTAGATCCTTACCCCGCTGTTCGATATCTGCCATCTCTGCCAACATCCCCTCGCGCTTCACTGTCCGATAAAATTCCCGCAGCTCTGCCAGCAGTTGCTCGGTTCGCTGTTCAATTGCTTTCCTGGCAATAGTCAACGGGTCAGCCATTTTTTCAACATCTCAATCGCTTGACTCTTCTGCGATACAGATAACCATTCCACCCGCTGCACCTTGAACTGGCGATGCACCCAGGCATTCAGGTCGGCGTTGTCGTTAGACAGTTTGCCGACCCGATGCAGTTCGTTCCATAGCGCCACGATTTTATCGACCTGGTTTTTGGGTTGGGGCCGCGAGTTGTTGGAGACACAGCCCTGTGCTTTAAACCAGTCCAGCACCCGTCCTAGTTCCGCGTCGCTGCAGTCGGCGGCGGAGGTTTTGCCTACCTGCTGCTGCAGCATTGCCCGGTAGTCGGCATCCTCCCAGTCCAGTTGTCCCTTGAAAATGTGGATTAGTGCCAACATCCGCTTCCGGATCTGGGAGGATTTCGATTTAGCTCTAGTCTTGGGTTTGGCCGTCATACCCCGATCATCTCCGGATGCACTTCCTGCACGACTGCCCCTATATCGGCAAAACACTGGTAGAAATGTCCTGGGTCAGCACCGTAATACATCAAGGCGTTGGGGAACCGGGCAGGCCCATCGTTGCCGCCAAAGGTGAGACGCCCTTTAATCAAACAAATCGGTGGGTAGTGGGGCGCCTCCAGCAACTCAGACCACCAGCGCGTGTCGGAATAGGCAGGCACTAACAAGATCGCCTCTACGATACCGCCCAGCTCCATCTGTGTCAGGAAATGCCTCACCCAGCGCAGCATCGGTGTCTCCCGATCGGAGTAGGGAAAATTGCAGTAGATTTTGCCGAGCCAGCGCTGTTCTAACCCGTTGTGCCTTTGGGTGTAGTGTATCTGCGCTGGAATATTGGGATTGTTTTTGGTCTCGGCCTCGCTGCAGGGATCCAGGTTGATCGTACCCAGACACTCCACTACGCGCTCGACAATGTGCTGTGGGGTCAGATGGGTCTGGTGGGCGTTGGCATTGGCCAGCCCGCCCCGTGGCTGCATCGCCACCTGGGGGTACTTCTCCTGCAACACTTCCTTAATTCGTTCTGCAGTCAACCCCCGTTTCGGCGCATTGGCGGCACGGTTGGCTGCGGTCAAATAGACCTCGCACTGTTGATCGGGATCCAGGTTAACCAGGGGCAATAGATGAGTGAGCGGCAACTGTTTAACGCTAAGACTCGGAATCCCTTGCCGCAACGCCCGCTCCACCTTGGCTGTTTTGACCAGTTTGTAGCAGTATTTTGTGTCCACACTAGCACCGACCAAATCGGGAAACTCAGTCTGCAAGCAGGCCGCAAAATTGTCGTACCCCAATGCCTTGTACCCCTGGCGCTCGTACAGCTGCAGTAGTTGCTCTCGCGCTGTGTCAAACCCATCGCGCACTATGTTGACGCACTCTCTGGCCTCGTCATTGGACATCGGTACGATGTCACCATGCCCGACGACTTGCACCTCCACTGCAGACGATTCTATCGGTAGGTTGGGTTCACCTACCGATTGTTCCGCAAATCCCCTTTTCGTCGTTCTCTTCATCGTTCCTCTTTTCCTTGCTCAAAACGTTTTTCTGATTTTAGTCGTCTTACCCACGGGGCACAACCTCCTGTTGATCCGGATCCCAAACCAGGATCTGATTCCACTCACGCCCGCCTAGCACCCTGCCTGCCGATACCTTGCCAACGCGACGGAACCATTCCGGCCCGCCCTGACACCGATCCTGAACGTACCAGTGTCCTTTGTCTCTGCCCTGAAAGACGTAGCCATATTGGTCAATGCCGATCAGGTCTCTTGTGGGAAACACAGCATGCAACTCATGCCATTGCCAACAAGATCCCAGAGGTTCCCATGCCCCCCATTGTTTGAATAGGTATCGCACCTGATGCTCTAGACATTGGTCTCGCAGGGATTCCGCCCACAGGGGATGCATTGGACGCTGGGTTTCATCTCCCGATTCGCCACCCACCATAACGAAATCCACGCGCGGGAAGCAGCGCCCCCCGTTGCCGCCGAACGACTGCAGTTCCAGTTCAATCCAGGATCGGGCTAACTCAATCGGCCCGATCAGTGGCTCGATCGAGAGGCCGTGGCACATGGCCGGAATCTGCAGTAGTTCAGGGATCCGCTGGTTGGCAAAGATTTGATTTTCCACTGAGCAGCATGGCCAGATGTGGGGCGGCAACTCGTCTAATCCGCGCAGCTCTAACCACTGCGCTACAAGGCACCGCATCCTCACCACCCATTTAGTCAGCGGTAAAAATGTCATGCGACCCGCTGCTGCCATGGCGTCCAGGATTTCGAATACCCAAGTTTCTGGGACCCAGACACCAAATATGTCGGTCATGCTGGAAATAAAAATGCGACGGGGTTTCCGCTTCCGCGCCCAGCTGGCCAGCAGGTCTCGATCGAGTTCCAGTGGCGGAGCCACGCCGCCGTAGGGCCGTTTGTTGCCGCGCCACTGGTTCAGGGCCTCGGCATAGCAATGATCGCACCCTGGGGAGGAAGGGTGGCACCACCACCCCCCATCCTGTGGACGGATCGGGTTGGCGGTCTCGTCGGCCCATTCAATTGACGTTGTTGTCCCCACTGTCCCACCTCCCAACAACCTCGAACTTCAGCTGGCCGTTTTCCCGCAATCGTGTCTCCAGTTTCCAGCCCCGCTCTGCTGCCAGCATCGTCACCTCGCTCAACGCGTTTACCAGGTCGCGATCGGTCTGGTTGATCTGGCAGCGCAGTTCTCGCAACCGGGCATTGCAGCGATTCACTCGCTCCTCAAATTCCATCAGCTCGGCCCCATCGCTACGACGGGAGATACAAACCTCTTGCCAGGGATGAGCCGCTTTGTATGTCCTGGCCAGGGCAACGGCATCAGGGAACGTACGCCGCCAAAAATGCGGCACGAATCCGTACTCACGTTTGATGCAGACAGCCCATTCTAATTCAGGTTTCATGGTCGTCTGTCCTCCGCCAAATCGGGATAATACTTCAACTGGTTCGCGTCGAATGCCCGCTGCCCCGCGACTATCGGCGCAGCGACTCCTGTATTGCGGATCAACTGCCAGCGGTGATGAGAACCGGGCCGATGCTGGCGCTGCAATAACCTGAGATACCCGGCCCGCTCCAATACTCCAACATATCGTCGCAAGTTCTTAGGGTGAACCTCGGTAATTGTCTCCAGCTCCTGGATCGAGCAGCTCTGTGCGATTCGTAATGCGTTCCACACCTGTTGATGCGAGTCAGTCACAACCTGTTGGGTATTTGGATCCCGCAACCCCTGATAAGGATACGGTGGCCTCGGGCCGGTGTTTTTTACCAGGTAGTAAACCACCGACCGCGTTCCCTCCCCTGCTCGCAGGTACTCGTACTCGCACAGGAACGCACTATAACGATACGCCACCTTATAGGAACACCCGGCACGTTTTGCCAGCTGCGACAGCGTGAATGCAGACATGTCACGCATTGCAGCCCACAACCGGGCCCGCTTGACGAAACAGTTATCAGGTCGGCTCATGCAGCCCTCCCTAAAAACAGTTTACGGTTGCTGTCCTGCCACTGCGATAACGTCAGCTTCTGCAGCCGCTGGGCCCGAGCATAGCTCTCTAGACGCCCCAGCCCGACTACCATCTGGCCGATAGAGCCACCTGATTGCTTATGCAACAGTTGTAGCAGGTCGTCGCCGAGCTGCACCGCGCAACAGGTTTCAGCTAGTAGTGCTGTATCCTGCACATCGCAGGGAGCAAATTCCAGCCACTGGGAAATCCTCCTAGCCAACTGTTTGCGATGCACCAGTTTGGTTTCGATGCCCTCCATGCCGATCAAGATGACCGGGACATTGGCCAGATCGTGCAGGTCGCGCAGCCCCTCCAGCATCCGAGAGTCCTTCAACAGGTAGTCGGTTTCATCCACAAATAAGGGGCGCGGGTTTGACAACAGTTGTTCGACAGCCGCGTCCATCATTTTCGCGGCGCTATGGAGCGGTGAGATCCCCAGTTCCTTCAACAGCGCCCGGTACATGGCGAACGGTGTCCAAACGCTGGTAGCGCGGACGTAAAGTCCATTCAACTGGTTCAACGACCAGGCAATGGTCGTCGTTTTGCCACTACCCGTAAACCCGTAGACCAGACCCATACCGGGCATGCCAGCATCCCGATGCACCAGTTCGTGTAGGGTGCTGGCAAAATTTACGACATTTTTGACCTTGGCGAGCTGATTCTTCACGGCAACTCCTCATGCTAGATATCGTTTGGTAGCAGCCGATTCAACTGATCGAGCGCGGCCTTCAGATAGGCCCTGGCTGCTCCAACGTTGGGCAGTTCGGCCAACAAACAGGTTTCAGCACTGCTGGTATACGAACGAGCCAGGTTCAGGCTCTCCAGTTCATCGACTGCGGCACAAATTTCCTCGGCGCGGGCGATGCGTTCAACATCATATCGCCGCGACTTAGTTGCAGTCGTCTTACCCAAAAGCCCTTCCAATTCTGCCAGGAACTCATCTGATTCCGGCACATTCGCGATATAGATGTTCATATGGCCTCCCCTTGATTGATGTGGTTTAAAAACTGTTGGCGCTCTGCTGTCGAATCGGCTAAAACGTTTAGCGCCCCGGCCCCGGCTGCTTGACGGACGTAATGGTCGGCCCAGGCCGCATCGTCTGGGCCAATCGCTTGCCCCGACTTCCAGGCCCGGTAAATGCGACTGATGCGATCGTTGGGTTCCTCAACCTGTTGCCGTGCATCGGCAGCGTCCATCTCATCCCGGATACGTCGCACCTCGGCCTCGCTGAGCTGCGGGGCCTGGACGGGTCGGCGCTGCAAGGCATTCAATGCAGCAGCAGCAGCATCCAGAGCCGGGGTCTGGTGGGCGATCGTTGGTTGCCGAAATGGGATCACTTTGCCTGCCTGTTCGGCCTGGGCCTCCAAAATTTCCTGACCAATGGATTCAGTTTTGGCGGCGCGGGCATAGCGCTTCATTTGTTTGCGCCCCTCGGATATCCGCTTCTGCTGACGCTTTTTGGCTCTACTAGCAACCTCCTGGCGGTTGATGCCTGTGCGTTCCGGGCATTCGGCAACGCAAATAAATTTACCGTCACCGTCAAAACAGTAGATGCGCCCCAGATCGCAGGGATCGTAACGGACGTGTACTCTCTGTTTGATATAGCCGTCATCGCCATCTGCTGCCAGTTCAGGCGCAATATACCAGGCATTATCTATCCGTATACCGTTATCCTTTTGCACGGTACGGGTACCGCCTGCTGGAGCCTCGGCCAGCAGCATATCCAATAGCCGCTCGTTGCCAATGGTGCGCTGTTGCCACCCTGTCGCCTGAGTTAATACCTGGATAGGGGTCTGGCCGTTTAACCCACCATGGGGCCGACCCGAATAGGCTGCAATCCATTGATCGCAAAACGCTTGCAGGGCAGCGGCATCCATCGCCACCTCAACAACTTTCCCCCGACTCATCATGCGATCGGCAAAACTACGACGGGACTCGATCGCTTTGCGATCCGCAACGTTGTGGCCGATAAATCCTGGCAACAGTTCTACCAGATCGTGACTAAACGTCTTGAAAAATCGTTCGATGTGCGGCTTTTTCCAGGGCTGAAAGGGGGGACAGAGTTCGTGTTTAATGCCCAGTCCGGCAAAACAACGAGTTAAATGATCGCTCGTGTAATCTTTTCCATTATCGGTTTTGGCAGTTTCAGGGACGCCCCAATCTAGCAGGGCTTTGCGAGCCAGGGCAGCGATGGCGGTCGCTTTGCTGGTTTTGGACACCAGCAATTTTGCCCGTCGCGTATACACGTCAACGACGCCGATTAAGGCATAGCGGCCATCGGTTAACATCACGTCGGCAGGGGTGCTGTCAAATTCCCATCGCTGATTCGGGCGGATGATACCTTCACTGGCATCGCCAAACGCTGCCATATATTGACCCTTCCATTTATCCGGATCTGAGATCGCCATGTAGAGTTCAGCATTCTCTGCCTTCCAGGATTGGATCCAGCGGTTCAGATTCGCCTCGGTTGGCAGGTCTAAACCCTGCTGGTTAAAGCGGGTTTTCACGGCCTGATAAAGGCTGCGGCTGGTGATGTGGGGATGTTGTGCGATCGTCCCTAACACAAACTCCCGCACCTGGGGCAGGCGATCGATTTTGCTGCTGCGCGGTGCGTACGTTTTTCCAGCTAGGGCCGCAAGGTTGCCCTGCCTCAGTCGTGACCGTTGACGCGCCAGGTTGGTGCGACTCAGTCTGGGCAGTCGAGTCCGCACGGATTCGTCGATCTCGATCGTGCCTGCATTCCAGGCATCAGCAAATTTCAAATCTCGCTCGACAACTTTCTCGATGCCGTGGGCTGCACACCAGTTCTCCTGGGCGCGGAGGACGGCGATCCATGCGTCGATCAGGGCCTGAGTTGTTTCGTCCAGGAGCGAAGGTTGCTCAGTGGTACATGTACCACTGGGATTTTCTACCTGATGAGGAAAGCCCGGAGCAGCACTACTACCATCGGTTACCCAATCAGAACCGACCTGCCCCGGACTAGAGCCAGCTTGCAATTCTATATCAGACCCAGTCGCAAATTTGCGACTGAGTACGTCTGGATGAGGAGGAACGCCCGGAACATCAACGTCGGTGACTAGACAGGCGACTCGTTCCGGGCAAACTTGCCCAGTGGAATATATTCCACTGGGATTCTGAGATTGATGAGAAAAACCCTGGATGTGGCTATTAAGGATCTGCGGTTCTCCAGGGCGATCGGGTTGCGCCTCTATATATATAGATGTGGGCGCGGCTTCTTCTATTTGATAATGCTGCCGCACGGACTCGCGCCATTCGGGGGGGAGGGCTGATAGGGGATATTCCATGCCGCCGCCGCGCGCTTGGCGTTTGCGTCCGCCGCTCCAACCTTTGGAGCGTTTATGGACAGCTCGCTTCGTAACGCCAATTACCGTCGCAATCTCAACCAGGGAGTAATACAAATCGTCCAT